CGGCGGGCCTGTAGCTCAATGGTTAGAGCCGGCGGCTCATAACCGCTTGGTTGGGGGTTCGAGTCCCTCCGGGCCCACCACAATTTTTCATCTCCAAGCTGTCTGCAGTCGGATGCTGCGCTTCCGGTGTAGCCGGACGCCAAATTCCGGAATTTTGACACTTAATTCCGGAATTTTGATTCTTGATCACGGGGCGGTCAAAGCTGCCTCACGGTGGGCATGTCCCGCGCAGATTCGAATCGCAGGCCGCGCAAGATCATTTGGCAGCAGAAACTTAATCTGCTGAGGCATGATCAAGTCGCCAAGAGTTGGATCTCCACGCAAGGCTACCGCGCGCTTCTAAGGAGATAGCCCCAGACCAGGGGCGAACACCTCTCTCGGGCGGGGCGAGGACCTGGCGACTGGAATCTCGTCAGGTGTTGGACGTAGCACCGGCGGAGTCAGGTAATATTTCAGGACCCAGGCGAACGCGTGCAGGTTCAACTCTGCTGCCAGCTGTTCGCTATCAGCCCCTAGTTCTCTCGCCCTTGCGACGGCATCCTGTGTGAGTACCAATGCCTGCTCGACTGACTTCTTCTGACCGTACCTATCAACCACCGTGAGTCGCTCGCAGACGCCGGGGCTGGTGGCGTTACGAGTGATATGCACTTCCACTGCGCTTTTCACTGCGGCAGCTACTGCCGTCAGGTCATCTTCAGGCAGGCCGCCGGCAAGAGACTGGATCATGTCTACCTGCTCAGCTGGGTTGATGGTGTTATCAACCAATATCCTACGGCCGTAGAAGTCCGTTCGTAGAATTCTCGATAGTCTGGCCAGCATGTCGAGCAATTCTGCCTTCCCATACTCTTTTAGCCGCGTCTCTTCTTGGGCAACCAGGATCGCATTTTGCCTTTCCAGAAGATCGCCACTCCGCTTGGCCTCAATTATCTGTTGCCTCATCAGATCGCTTTGCTGGATGAAGACATCTCTGGTCTCCTTGAGCTCAGTCTGCTGGGCTCTAAGTTCTCGAGACTGCAGGAAAGCTGCCAGCGCCAAGATGATTATGGCGAGGGGGGCGAGAACACCGGCCAGGAAGTCGCCAATATTATTGGGAGGGAGGCATGTAAGATGCCGACCAATGACAGTCGCCGCCGATGGCTCGCAAGCCTGCGAATTTAGCAGGAGGAAGACCGAGAGGGCGAGCCATCCGAGGCAACCAAGCACGGCGAAGAATATCGCGAGACTAGTGCCGTCAAGGAACTTCGATCTCATGGATTCCTCTCGATGATTCTGGTGGGGCTTCATGCGGATATAATCACCTCCGTGACGGCTTTGCTATGTGTCCCGCCGGCGATCGAATATGTGCAATCGACCTCCTCAATCGAGAAGCCCGCGAAAGTTTCAAAAACGCCTTGAACGGCGTTTAGAGACAGGATGAAGCGACCTTTGATGCGCGCCAGCACCTCGGCCAGTTCGCTGAACTCTGCCCTTGTGAATACGTCTTTCCCATAATCGTCTTCGCTGCCCCAATAAGGCGGATCGAGATAGAACAGCATTCCCGGCCGGTCGTAGCGCTCAATAAAAGCCCGCCAAGGTAAGTTCTCAATGGTGACGCCAGCCATCCGCTCGTGGATCTCTTCGAGCTGCGGCGCGAGCTTCAGGAGGTTGAAGCGACCGCCCTGCATGGAGACGCCAAAATTCTGCCCTCGTACCTTGCCGCCGAAGGCCAAGCGCTGGAGGTAGAGGAAGCGCGCCGCTCGCTCCAGGTCGGTCAAGGTCGAGGGATCTGTGCGAGACAGCCGATCGAACTCACGCCTTGAGGTGATTTGGAAACGCAAGGTTTCCATGAACTGCGGGTAGTGGCGCTGCAGGATGCGGAAGAGATTGGCGACATCGCCATTGATGTCGTTGATCACCTCCATCTTCGGCGCCTGGTCGCGGCGGAGGAAGACGCCTCCCATTCCAACGAACGGCTCGGCGTAGGCTTCGTGTGGTGTCTGATTGATTTTGTGGATAACCTTCTTCGATAGAATGCGTTTGCCGCCGATATAAGGGGCGGCGGGATTGGCGGGCTCGATCGGCCGCATATTCACCATTTCAAACAACTCACGACTCGGTCACACCTAATTCGCCCTGCAGGGTACGGGTGCGACGGTTGTGGAAATATGCTGTCGGACGGGTTCCTGTCCCAAACTAGAATCCCGTCGCTGAAGCGCTCCCCAGCGCTCCAGCCGCCCGGCTTCCGAACGGCAACCTGCCTTTTACGCGCGCGCGCAAACGCTGCCGAGGGACCGAAATCGGTCCCCATCAGTTTGGCGGAGATGCATGAGGAGTCGAGGAGATGTCGTCGAATGAAACATGGGCGGGAATGATCGCCCTGAACCTCACTTACACGGTCTTTTGCGAACCGTGCGAAAGAAGTATCGAGATAGACCTTGAGGCCATGCCTCCAGATGGGAAGGTGATTGGCGCGAAGTTCCGTTGTGGTCATTGTAACCGCGTGGGGCGGAGCATTGTCGGCCATCGCGGTGCGTTGCGGGCCGCCCCAAGCTGCCGGCCCAACTCTTAGTGATCCGTCGGCTTGAAACATAGGAAGAAGATGATGGGCGACGCAACTGAAGAGGCGGAGATGTTCGCAGAGCCGGCAGAAGCTCCGTGGCCGCCACAGACAATAGTCGCACCAGCGGATTTCCGGAGCGTTGACTACAACGCCGTCGTGCGCGACCTGAGGTCCGCGTATGATGGCCGCCTTGAGAATGAGTTCATGAAGGTAGCGCGAGTGAACCGGGACAATGAGCCCGCATTCAGTGTCTACCGTTTGCTGGCTTCTATTTGCGGTCTACATTTTCGCTTGCACGACAAGGCGGGTGCTTTCGGCGCGAAGATGACGTTCGGTAATAGTCGTACGTCCATACCCGAGGACTGGCTTGGTAAACAGACCGACCACCTCTTCGAGATCCTGGATGAGGTAGAGCACCCAGCACTGCGTGCCCGGCTGGCCGACGTGGTATGGACCAATGACCGCAAGAAGGGCAAGGCCGCCGCGATTGCAGTGTCGGCGTATTGCGAGTGCGTCGAGGGCCTGATGAACGGAACTTTCGAAGACCGTTTCGCCACCGATAACGAGGTCTCCTTGGAAGAGGTCGATCTCGTGGAGCGAGCGTCCCAGATACACTCGAGATCGAACAAGCGCACCGCACCGATGCACGATCGTGTCGCGGCCTTGCTCAACTTGCTTTACAGCCGCGCCCTGAACCACGTCGACATCGTGCCGTTGAATCGGATCGCGACGCTGCTTTCACGATATTCATTGATCACCATGGATCAGCTCGCCACGGACATGGAGACGGCTGCTGCCGCCGCTGAGCAGAAACCCGATCCGTATCCACTCGCTATCAAGGAGTTATGGAAGCTGGCAGCCTTCGCTCATGAGGAAGCGAGGCGGCCCGATGACCAGCGACGGTGTCAGCTTGCGGCCGTGGAGCAGACGCTCAAGATGGCTCCCCAGACTGGCTCCTCGGCCGGAGCAGCGCACTGGTATCGGCAAGCGATCGGGGAACTGAGGGAAATACCCGGGACCCAGGAACGTCGCGAAGAACTCCGCAAAGAGATGCGGTACCTGCAGGAGAAATCACTTGAAGAGATGGGCTCCTTTGAAATGCCTATCGACCTGTCCGACATCGTCAGCGGCACACTCGAGGTGTTTCAAAAATTGACGCTACCGGAGGGGCTAAAGCAGTTCGCGTTGTTGGCAAGGCCAAGTAGCGCGGTGCAGATGAGAGAGGATGCCACTGAGACGGAGACCGGCTTCGCAGGGATGTTCGCAGCCACCCACCTCGACACTGAAGGCAAGATCATCGGCGAGATAGAGGGAGCCCCACTGGATGGTTCGCCCCCTAGCGAAGACTGGATAAAGAACAAGATGATTCAGCATCTGGGGTTCAAGATCGATATTGCAGTAAAGGGCCAGCTCGAGCCTGCCCGTCGGTTCCTCGCGGGAGAGTTCCCGCTGTCCGAGCGACACTTCCGCTTTATCGTGCAGCAAAGCCCTTTCGTTCCGCCCCATCACGCCGCGACTTTTGCACTTGGATTCGCGCGTTTGATGCAGGGGGATATGCTTTCAGCAGGACCGATTCTCATCCCTCAACTGGAACATTGTCTGCGACACGTGCTGATCAACAGCAGCACCGACACGTCAAAAATGCGCAACGACCTCACGCAGGAGGATCGGTCGCTCTCGACTTTGTTAGAGCTTTATCGAAATGAATTAGACGCGATCTTCGGCGAGGATATCATGCTGCACCTAGATCTGATCTTCAATCATCGCCCGGGTCCGGCGCTTCGGCACGAGTTTGCTCATGGAAAGGTCGGCGATCGGAGCTATGGGGACCCAATTATCTACTACGCCTGCTGCCTCATCTATCTGCTTGTATGCATTCCGCTAATACCGAGCTGGGCTCAGTACGTCGCACCGGCGATGGAAGCTGGCTCCTTCTGAAGACAAAATCTCCGTTTGCTGAAGCGTCGACGAAAACTGGTTCGGCCCTAGCGGAGGAGGGGCTCTAGGGCGGAGCTGCCGCCGATGGAGCCGCAACGACGGTCGCTGGCTGCGGCGGAAGCTTCACACCCCACGTCTTCTCGACGCGCTCCCTATTAATAGCGGACGTAGCTGCAATCCGCGTCAGGGCGGCCGTAACCTTGCCGACGACAGATGTGACCTCGGGGCTCGGATTAACAATGCGACGCAGATCCGTAACACCGACGATCCGCTTTTTCATCTCATCGCCCTCGAAGGCAATGAACACCTTTTCAAAGTCGACGTCCGTGTATTGATCAAGAGCGTCTACCGTTGTGGAGCTGTAGCCATTGCTGAGGCTGATAAGCAACTCGTCGAAAGTCGGCTTCGGATTGGCGGCAGTGTAAGCGGCGTCGAGCGCCGCCTTTACGTCCGGATGGAAGTCCGCGCCGTGGTAAAAGCTGTTATGGACGTTAAGTGCCTCGACATTGTTCTTGTTGAAGGCGAGGAAGTGATCGAGAACCTGCTTGGCGGTAGCGGGCTCGCCAACCCTGATGCACAGGTCATAAAGAGTATTGAGGCGGTCGTTGGTGTGGTAGGTAGTGTGCTTGATGAAGGCGTCGGCGATTGCACGGGTCACGGTGCTGGCCGGTGACTTGAACGAATATCGCCAAGTCTCCCACGCCGCCTGCCATTCGCTCATCGCCGCCATCGACTCAAGCCGATTGTTTAGCTCGTCGGCATGAGCCGCCACCGTACCCGGGGAGAAATAGCCGCTCGCGAGCCCCTTCACGATCTCCAGGTCGAACGCGTCTATTTGACTAAAGGGGTAGTCCTCCAGCAGCGTTTTCCACACGGCTTCTTGCTCAGTGAGGTTATCTTCCTTGTCGCCAAAGACGATGCGCTCATAGGACTGTAAGAATTCCATGGTGGGTGCGATGTTCGGTTGATGGTGCATCCAACCGAATAGGACGGCGGAAGCGATCACGTTATCGAGTATGTCTTTGGGGAATGTCTTGAGGAGAACTTCAAGCTGCACGACGGCCTTGTGGATCTTCGTGATGACCCGGACATTTTGAAGGCCTAACTTCAGGCAGTATTGACGGGTGAGCTGACTGGCGTCGTCAGCCCCTTTCAGGGCGATATCCACCGATTCCAGGGGTGTGGGCGCAAAGAGCAAACTCACGTCCACGACCTTCTCGAGGTAAGCGTCGAACGCGCCCCGGTTTTTTTCATCCAATCCCTCCTCATTGAGCAGGAAGACGACCTTGCACTTGCGCTCCTCCTTCAGCTGGGAGGCGTAGCCGAGGACATCTGCCACATCCAAGTCCCTGCCTTTCCGCTCCAGGTCATCGATGCAGATGATCTGGTTTCGGGCGGAGAGCGCCAAAAGGGAGAGCGCCGATTCAATGTCATCGCTACCGGCGGCAATGCGGTGGGCCAGGGCGAGACCGCGCTTCACCCAGCCGACGCTCGCCTTGGCTGACGCCTCGAGATCCTCAACGCTAAACTCTTTGCCTATTTGGCTAGTATCGTGGGTGTTCTGGAAGACCTGGCTGCGGACCTGAGCGAGGGAATTCAGCCCGAAGAGCGAGACATAGGCATATTTCGTCAGCTTGATCTCGTTGCGGTGTGTTTCCACCATGTCCCGCCACGTCCACGTCTTGCCGGTCCCCCACTTGCCTCGGATGCATAGGACTTCCGGGTCGGACGACTTGAGAAACCTTAGAATTTCATCCTTCACCAGCTTGGTAGACATAGCGGCCCCCGTATGCGGGCGGATATTACGCAACCATCGGTGATTCTGCGAGGATTGCGCGCGTCATCTAATCACAGGCAGTCGATTGATCACACGAAGGGCCCGCGCTGTCCGCAGCCGGCGCCGTATAAGGAATGCCGAGCTTCTCAGCGACGAATGCTGGCTCGTAAGCCTGCAGGAGCCGATAGGCCTCCTGCAGCTGAAGGGAGAGGTTGTCGCCGGCGCGAGCGAGCATGTCGCACTCGCTTTCCAAGTGGCTCAACCGCCGGCGCAGGTGGCTTTCGGTCATCGACATGGTTTCGACCTCACGTGTTCCAGTCGACGTTGGCAGCCGCGTTGATAGCAGAGACGGTCTCAGCTTCCGCGATCGCCTTCTTGGCTGCCATGCGCTTGCCCTCGATCATGGCCGATAGAGCCTGCCAAGCCGCGAATGTGGCGACGATCTCCTGGGCTTTCTCGCTCTTCAGCATGCCGGTGGCTGCCGCTTCCGTAACAATATGCGGTACATCGGCATCCGGGAGATCGGGATCGGCAAGCAATGCGCGTGCCTCGACCAGCTTCTGCTGATAGGCCATCACCTGACCGAAGCCAGGGGTGATGAACTGCATCCGGAAGGCCTCGGCGCTGCGATCGACCCGAGCCGTGGCCTCAGCTCTGAGGGCGTCGAGATCGACTTCGACAGGTGCTGGCGACCATGAGCTCATGACGCTCTGCAGGCCGGAACTGATTACTGGCCAATCTCCGACATTTACGATCGCGGCATCTTCCTGCTTGGAAAGCTGCTCTTCGAGGCCGGCGCGCTCCTCGGCCGAAAGGAGCGACATCACCTTGGCGCCGAATGCGTACCAGAACTCCGCTTCACCAAAGATCTGCTGGCGACCCATCCAGAACGCGCCGGCGGCAACCCACCGCTCGGCCTTCTGCTCATGGTGAGCTTTCAGCAAGGCTTCCGCGAAAGCTTCATACATACTTCCGATGCGATACATGGTGGTCTCCAGAAATGGGTGTCAAAGAGGGCCGAAGACGGCATATCTGATGCTCAACGCCGTCGACGTTCGGTTGTAGAGCGTGAGAACTCCGGTGGATAAATTGAGGGCGCAGTAATACGAGAAGTACGAGGGCAACCAGTTCTGGTTACATCGCAAAATGATCTTCGGCATGTTGGTATAGGTTCTGCCCAAATTCACATTTACCCATGACGGATCGACGCCGCCGCCGCTATTCGGGCTACCTGCAGGAACGCTGACGACTGCACTCACCGCAGCAGTCAGTCCGGGCGTTCCTTCATGCAGGAGAAGGTTGCGAAGATCAGTGGTGGTGCGTGCATTGAACCCTGGTTTCGAGACACGCATCTTGAAGGTGTCAGTGTCCGGGTCGCGCCCGACAAAATAACGGACCGTCATCAAATCACCGTTGGGTTTTTGTAGATCGTGACGACGACGTTGAGGTCGTAATACTGATCCTGGTCACCAGTTCGTTCGAAAGCTTCAGCGTGCCAAAGGCTGTAGTTTCCTCCGCTCCCCGTAATCCAGAACCCACAAGCGTCGATCGTGACGTCGTTTGAGATCTTCGCGTTTCGCGATGCTGGCGGATAAAAACAGGTAAGGTTCTGGTTCTGGATGAAGGCGACAGACGCTAGCGGCAGATATGGCAGGGAAGGGAACGCGACGTTCCGCAGATAGTACCGATATCCACCACCGCCGCCGTTAGGGTGGGCTCCATAGGAGCCACGTTGCATTCCGACCTGAGCGGAATAGTGGATCTTCAGCATATCTGCGTTGCTATCGAGCAGGAGGCTCTTCGTCGTCGTCATGACGTTTTCGCCCGGCTGCGAGATATACAGACCGAATATCCCGTTTCTTACTCCGATGTGGGTCCGCTGCGTCATTGGGAAAGCCCGTAGACGACGTAGCAGAGCGTATCCATATTCAAGCCGGACTCGATGTTGCGAACCTCAATCTTGTTCGTGAAAATCCTGGAGGTTGGATTTCCACCGAGACCGATGTAGCCAAGATGGAACATCGATCGGCTGTCATACGGCCCAGGCCCCTCAGCCCAGACCTCAGCGGCAGGGACATACGCCTGCGCATCGAACGTGATGTCGTAGCTTGAACCGCCGAACGCGATGCGCCCTGCGGCGATAACCGACCCCGTGAAATTCCAGTTGCTGTCGAAGAGCTTGTTTGCGTCCGCGAGCGATGTGGTCGCTTCGAAGCCAGGTTTACTCATGATGATGCGCCCGGCGACTTCGTAAAACCGTTTGACCATGACCCTAGTCCGAGATGCTGATGTAGCCGTTGTTGAAATCGAGAACCATCTTGCCGTTGGTGCTTGAGATGACTCCGGTGACGCTGGCGTTGCCGAGGTTAGCCGAGATCGCCGTTAGGCTGTTCACCGTCAGCATATCGGCCGTGATCGAGCCATCGACGATGAGTTCGGCGGCATTCGCACGACGAACCGCCAAGTGGTCAAACATGAAATGTCTGGCGATGGTATCTGTGTTGTGGTGGTAAATCCTGATCCTGCAGAAAGCGACGCCGGCCGGGACTGTGACCTTTCCGCGTTTGGGAGTTCCGTAAGCAGATGGCACCGGCCCGTTTGACATACCGGGTACATCGTCAAACGTGTTAGCCGCGAACGGTACGCCTGATGCATCATACCAATAGAACCGGAAATAAAGGCCAGCGGTGGCCGCAGTACCTGACGTCCTGACCACTGCCTCTGCCGCCAGAATTTCCCCACTTGTGACAGGGATCAAATTTTTGGTGGTCATATACATGGACGCTGAAGCAGGAGTAACTTGGTCCATAGTCAACTGGTACCACCCCGTCAAAGAACCTGTGGTCACTACGCGGAAGCATGGCGTAGCGAGGCTGCCGTTACCCATATAAGGATGGCTGAAGTCCCAAATTGCCTCCATCGTATCGTTAGTGATATCGGAGAAGTCCCAATTCTGAATAAGGTTGGTGAAGTCGGTCAGAAGCAGGTTTTTGGCGGTGATTGCATTTGCGGCTATCTGAAGGGCGCCGATGGTGTTGGCGGCAATGTTGTCGCCGGTGATCGATCCATCGACGATGAGCTGGCCGGTAGATTTGCGTCGAGCTTCGACGCGGCTCACTCGCCACGTAAATCCAGAATTGGCGACCAGGTTCTGGATGGCGACCCAAGCATATACCGCTCCGTCCGGGATAGTATATTCGCCGCTTCTTTCCACAAAGGCGGTGGTCGTATCTCCGACGCCATTGGTAACGGAGAAGGTCACGTTCGTTTGAACAGGCGCCAGCCAAGTCTCCGCTGCATCAACGCAGATGATGCGGAACCTAAGGGACCCCGACATAGCAGCAGTTGCTCCCGCCGCACGAGCAATAGCCGTCAACTGGATCTTGTCTCCCGGCTTTACCGGGAAGCGGTTGGCATTGTGCGTGAATCCCGTAGGTGCAGTGGCTGGAAAGTTGAGATAAGGCCCGCCCTGATATCCGCCAGTCGTCGCCACAGAATAGCCAGTGAACAGAGACCAATCGGTCAGCCCTTCTCTGAACGCTGGATTGCTGGCGAGGTTATAAAAATCTGAGATCACCATTTTTGCAGCCGTTATCGCGCCGGCCGCGATCTCGGTAGCACTGACCGCGCCAGCAGCAATCTTGCCGGCCGTGATGGCGCCGGCGGAGATAGCGTTCGCGGTGACGGAATCGACCGATAGGTGGTTCGCCGTGATAGCGCCATCAACGATCAGGTTTGCGTTGTTCTTTCTACGAACCATCGGCCCGCCAAAGAACGCGGAATGTGTGCCGCCTGCGTCCCGTCTAAAATAGAGACGAGCCATCCGCTCTGAAGAGCTTGTTAGAATGCTGGCTCCGACGCGTGTAGAACTCGCGCTATCTGTTTTGGACCCCACTACGAGCGCAGAACGGCTCAGGACAGGCGTACCGGTGGCGTCGACGGAGTACAGATAGATGTAGACCCTTGCGGTACCTGCTCCGACCGCAGTCGCAGTCACCCCGCACACGGCTTCCACCCAATATTCAGTCAATGCCTCGACCGGAAAATAGGGACTAAATACCCCACCATTAGCCGCGATCGGATCAAGGTAGAGGGCGTTCTTGCCGGAGGTGGGCATGGATGTCCCACCAAAGGAAAATGTAGCTCCTCCTCCCGGCGAATAGAGTGACTGGCTGATGAAATCATAGTCCGGATAGATATTGCTGAAGTCGGTCAGCACCAGCTCGCGCGCCGTGATCGAATTCGCAGCGATCTTGTCACCGAAGATGGCGCCCGCAGCGATGGCCTCATGAGTGACAGCCAGCGCCGCCAGCTTGGCAGCGGTAACCGCGGCATCAGCGAGCTTCTGAGCCGTGATCGAACCGTCAGCGACCTCGCCAATACCGACCTGCGGCGTCTCATACTGATTGCTGGTGCTGTTCCAGGTGTAGAGCTTGTTCTGGAAATAGATGGTTTCCGTCGTCTTGGTCGTCGGAAGCTCGGAGCCTTCGATGATGCCGACCGGCTCGATGCCGTTGGCGAACTTGGTGATCGTGAGCGAACCGTCGAGCAGCTTCAGGTTACTGATCGCGCCGTCCATGATCTTCGCGGCAGTGATCGCACCATCGGCAATCTTGCCGGCAGTGATGGCGTTATCGAGGACGTCGACCGTGCCGATCAGAATGTTCGGCGTCATGACGTCGATCCAATCGGACCATGCCATCAAGCGGGTTACCCGCTTCGACTTCGGAATAAACTTGCCACGAACCCGATAGAGCGTCTGCGGCAGGAACTGGGCGTTCAGCATCCACTCGTACGGTGCATCATATGGAAGTGCGGCGTTGTTATAGATCTGGGTTCCGTTCGACTTCAGCTCGACCTGAACCCATAGGCGATCGACGTCATCCTGATCAGCGGCTGTCGTGACCTTGATTGCGGGCCGGCGCGAGTTGCCCGAACTATCCAGGATCGACGCCGGCACAGCATTGAAGCCAAACACAGGCTGCAACGGGGGATCGACTGGGCCGGTTGGCCCAACCACAACCGGGACGTCGATGTCCGGAGGATCGTAGTCCGAAGGATCTAGCTCTCTCAGCACCAGGCGCTGCAAAAGCCCCGGCAGTGAGATAGCTCTTTCGATCAGGAACTTCTTGTTGGAGTAGAAATTCCGATCGCTCGACCAGGCGACGACATCGTTCGGTTCAAGAGGGGCTGCATCTGGAGGGAGCACAAGCTCATGAACGCGCCAGCGCTGCTCCTCATCAATCATCGTCGCCATCAGGCGCCGCACCTGGGCGAGGATAGAGACCGCCTCGAACCGGACTTGGATCGGAAGCCGCTCGCCCCCGTCACGTTCAAGCAGGGTGGCCGAGGATCGCTCCGGCGCGTCCTTGTCCGTCCATTTCTGCTCAGGCTCCGGATAGACGGCCGTGATGGTGTTATGGGTCGCAGAGACTGTAGGGAAGGGCTCGAAATCCTGCTCGCTGGTGACGGTGATCTGCTGGTCCGTGAAGCTATAGACGGCGGCGGCCGGAGCACCGATCAACAGTTTCAGGATGCCGCCGACTTCCGCCAGCCGGCCGGCGCAGCCGAGGCGAAGATCCTCGATCACGTCGAGAGGGTCCTGGTCGACGAAGACTTCCAAGCCGCCCCGGAACTGCTTGCGGCCACCGATCAGGCGGTCCGCCTCATTCAGCGCGGCAATCCAAGAAGACGCCGGGAGGCGGTGCTGGGCGAAGTTGCGGCCGCCATGTACCCAGCGGCCGTCATAGTAGATGCCTCGGGCGACATTGTAGATCATCACGCCGAGACTGTCGGAGGCTTCCCAGGTCGAAGGGTCCGACCACCGATGGTCACCGACGCCGCCGTTGCTCGAGTCCTTGCGAAGATCATAAAGCCGCATGGGTTTCGGCTGGTAGAGGCCCTGAGGCAGGCCAGACTTGAAGAACTCCTGATTGAAGCGCGCCGTCAGGATGACGACCTGGCAACCACGGCCGATCATGGTGCTCTTGAATGGACGATCGGCATGGCCGCCAAAGGTTGCGACCAAGAAGGGATCGGCGACGGTCTGCGAACCGTCCAGGAACTTGATCCAGAGCCAGTCGCCGCCGCCCTGCTGGTAGCCCTCGATCGGATAGCCTCGACCGTCCGGATGCGGTTGATCCCAGAGGACCGTGACCTTCTTGTCGCCGATCCAAACGGCATCCAGTCCCTGTGGCCCGGCATGGTTCGGAAGACAGGAAAGCTCGATGACATCGGTGGCATAGGCGTTCGGTGTCTTGCCGGCCTGTCCCCAAGTCCCGAAATAGATGCGCCGGCCGGCCGTCGCCCGCGTGCCGATCAGATATGAGCGAGGCTGAGTGTCGCCCATTTGGATAGACAGCGACACACCGCTTGGACGCTGGTTCTTTCGGGCCGCCCGCCGCGCTTTGGCCTGCTCGATCAGGCTCATGCCGAAGTTGATCGCGGCGACGAGCGCGAGCTTCACCAGGCCGGTCGACGAAAGCAGCGAGCCGATGACGGCGATTGCGCCAGAGATTGGATCAGCGCTGGCGCCGGCGGCGCTCAGGAGCAGGATGAGAAGCGCTGAAAAGGCGGTTTTTAACATGCTTCAACCGACCTTGAAGCACATGGCAGCATCGAGCAGATCGACGGTACCAAGGCCGGCCTCGGTCAGAACAAAGATCCGCTCTCCATTTACGACGCCGAGCCCGTGCCCGATCGGGCTGTCCACGGCGATCGCGGCAATATCGCCGACCTCGGCCTGGCTCGGATGGATGGTCGGCAGCATCGAACCGACGAGCTGGCCAAGCGAGGAAAAGCCGAGATCGCGGATCAAACGAGCCGCACTTGCAGCATCGTGATAGTCGGCCGCGTACTGGGCCGACAGATCAACGCCCGTCACCGCTAGCACCAGGCGGCCTGCAAGCCCTGGGCCGCAATCATGAACGCCCCATTCAAAGGGCATCCGCTTGATCTCGTCGATCGCGGTTTCGTAGCGGCGGCGCCAGTCAGGAAGTCGAGTGAGCATGGCCCATCTAGGGCCAGCCGGCACAACAAATCAGGAGACCGAAATCGGTCTCCGTGAAACTATTCAATGTTGGGAAGTGGCCGGACCTTAGCCGTACTGCGGCGGCCTGGCAAGGGCCGGGGCGGGCTTACTGGCCCCAGGAGATGTTGTCCCACGTCTCGACGACGCCGGCATAGAGGTTCCACTCGTCGCCGTCGCGGAGCTTTTGGGCCTCATAGGATGCCTTCTCCGGATTGGTCCGGCGCAGCATCATCATCATTTCCGACACGACCTTCAGCGTTGCGCGTCCCTCGCCACCGACACGCGGCGTGCGGATCGGAGCGCCGTCGACCATCCCGAGGAACAACGGAAGATCGGGGCCGACCGGTTGACCAGTGGTTGGTGATAGAACGATTTCGTGGATCTCCACCTGCGCCCGGTGCACGTCATAGGTCCGCAGCAGCAACTGCACGGCGTTGGCAATCTGTGACAGATCGATCGTCACGGTCTGCGCTGTCAGATCGGAGACGCGCGGGATGTCGCTGACCTTCAGCACGCTGCCGCCGGCGATGTAGGGCCGGGCGACGGTTACACCATCGCTGCCTCGGATGACGGTAAGGTTGACATCCTCGTCGCCCGTCCAAAGGCCGACTTCCTCGGGCTCTCCGGTGTCGCGGTTCTTGGCAACGATCCAGACCGCTTTGCGGGTGGAAATGCCAGTGGCCGGCACATTGGCCAGGGCGGCTGTCAATGCCGTGGATTGATTGCGCATCAACTGAACCTCTTCTTCTGGAGTACTTTGAAGGTCGCGCCCTCGGTGATCGAGCGCCGGCCTGTTCCGGGATCATGGCTGGCTGGTGCGATGATCACCGGGCAAGCGGGCTTTTTGAGCGTAGCGACGGCGTTGATCGCCAGGCCGAGCGGCAGGCGCGGAAAGACCGAGACGTCGAGGTTTCCAGTGCCGGTGGCGTTGGCTGTAGCCCCGACCTCGAAAAAGCGGATTAGGTCGCCCTGAGTGATCTGGATCTTGTCGCCGAGCGTCAGGGCGTAGCCGGCCGGGAGGTTCTTCAGCTGCAGGACACGCCGATCGCCGCCGACCGCGCGCACCTGGACGACAGCGGCGCCGAGGATCAAACCCTTCGGATCATCCTGCGGATAAAGAGAAAAAGGATCGCAGCACATGAAGGGCTGTTTGGAGCCATCCAGAGCCCGGATTAGCGCCGCCGCCTGCTTCAGCTCGTCGTGAAAACCTCGGGCGAGTGAAACCTCGCCACTCCAAAGAGGATCAGCCAGCTCGGCCGACCAGATGTCCCCGTCACCGTTTCCGGCGAGTTCATCATTGCGCTGGATCGACCACTTCACCGACGCGATCGGCAACTTGTCGAAGAGAGCAGAAAGAGCAAGAGGCGGGGCCATTATCGTCTCCAGGGCTCGGCGTTGATGGCAGCGACGCGCTCGGGCATCCGGCCGTCATAGTCTTCGATGCCCATCTGAATGTAGCCAGGAACTGTCTTGTCGATGGCCTGCTGGATGACTGGCATGATGTTGCCATTGCCGTCTGCGGCGATGCCCAGAAGGAGTTTGAGGGTTCCCATTCCCCGATCGGCAGCTGAAGCAGACTGCCGGTTCGCCATCGAGGGCGACATCAACGGGGTGACGCCAACCACGCCACCATTGTCGTAGCCACGATAGCCAAGCCGCATCGCTTCGACGGCGGCGACGCCACCGTTGCGGGCAACGTCCCTCTGGGAGAAGACGATTTCGCCGGCATGCACAACGCCTCGCGGTTCATGGATGCCACCGGGGCCGGTATAGCCGCCGCCGGCAAACTGCCAATCGTCGAGCCCGAAGGACCACGAGCTGGACGACGCAGATGCCCCAGAACCCGAACCGAAGCCAAATAGATTGCCAAGCAAGCCGAGGAGGCCACCACCCGATCCGCCGCCGGCGCTGGCACTGTTGACCTTGAACAGGCTGTTCAGGACGTCATTCAACAATGTCTCCGAGATCCGCTTCAGCGAGTTGACGGCAGCGTCGCCGAGAGATTCCCAGAGGCCTTTGCCCTGTTGGATGCCATCAAACAGGGTGCCGACGAAATCGCCGGTCAGGTCGCGCGCATACTGCAGTTGCAGGTTCGTCCGAATTAGCCCGGCTTCGTAGCTGTCGAAGTCGACTTCGAGACCGGCGCCGCGCAAGCTCGACGCGATCTGCTGATCGAAAGCCGATCGGCCGAGCTGCTCGCGCTCGAAAAGAAGGTCTGCCTTCAACGTCGCCTTGGCGGCTTCCTCGGCATATTTCTTGAAGGCGTCGACGCGGGCGTTGATCGCCTCGACCTGTTTCGGCGTCAGAGATCGGCCCTTGTCTTCGGACTGCTGGAGGAGATCCAGCTTGAAGCGAAGCGCCTCGGCAGCCACGCCGGTTTCACCGGCGAGCTGCGCCTCCAGCTTCATCTGAGCGACGCGATCGTCGGCAGACTTCACCAGGTCGCGGTAGGCAATGGCAGCGCTCTTGGCAGCAGCACCGGCCGCCTTCATTTGACCTGGCAGCCCTTCAAGCTCGATCCTCGGACGAGATGTCGGCGCGGGGCCTAGTTCTGGGGTGGCGAAACCGGGATTTTGGATGTTATCGCTCCAAGGCGCCCCATTCGTTTCGAGTCTACCGCTGTCAGCGTTGTAGCTACGCCAAGTGGTTATGTCCTGAGCGCGAGCGGCGGCGGTGGTGACGCCCTGGACGTTTCCAGCCGCCGAAAGAGCAGATGCGGAAAGAACATCGAAGAATTTGGCAAACTCGGATAGCGCCGGAATGCCGGTGCTGTTTATCGCTGCGGCAAGGGCTTTCTGAACGCGGTCTACATCCTCAGTTTTCAGCTTGCCTGTTTCAGCTGCCGTCGCGAAATCTTTAAATGACGACTGAAGCGCCTTAATGACGTCGTCTTCTTCGCCGGCGGCCCGAAGATCCTGCACCATCGCCGCGATCGAAGCTCGCGCATCCTCGGTCTGCTTTTTTACGTCAGCAAGAGTTTTCTCGTTAAGGATGGAGATCCCTTCCTTGACCTCCATTGCCGCCCTCGTTCGGGCGATCTCGTTTGCATAATCACGCAGGGCCGGAATTGCATCGCCCCAGCGCTGCGCAACATCTTGGACGAGTTGCGACTGTTCCTTCAATTTCGCTGCCGACTCGTCGCCACCGGAAATAACGGTCGAAAAGTATTGGAGTGCGGCAGCTCCGCCCCCGACCAACCCGATTGTCACCAAAGAAACGGGGCTGACCAAAGAGGTGAAGGCTGCTGCTAAGCCTGAAATGATGCTCCGCCCACTCCCCATGCCCTGGATGACTGATGACAGCTGGGTGCCCTGCTGGAGCGCAATCTGTAGCGGGCTCATTCCCATTGCGGCGGTTACACCGATATCCTGAAACTGTGCCACGATATTGGAGGTTTGCCAGCCGTTGGTTGATCCGGCCAATGCAGATGACTGCACGGCTGCATTCCGTCCCTTGATCGCATCGATCGAGGCGAGAGCGGCTTGCCGCTCACGCGACATGGCTGCCGTGAACTCATCAGCCGAGAGCGCGCCCATGGCATGGGCCGCGCGGATCTCCATTTGGACCTGCTTGTAGTGCTGGATCGTCGCGAACAGCGGATTGTACTTTGCCCGTAGGCTGTCGATGGACGTGGCCTCGTCCGCAAGGACACCTGACCAGCGGCGGGCGTTCTCATTGGCGGCGCCATCGTGAATACGAACGCTTGCGTTGATCAGCTGCTGGATCTTGGTGCGCGTTCGATCGGCCGCATCGCCGATCGCACCAATAGTCGCGGGCACAGAGCTGCTTTTGCCTGCGTTCGAAACCCTTTCGACAGCGTCGGCGACGTTGTCCACCTTGGGCGCGGCGCGATCGGCTTCGGTGCTGATGGTGGCGACGGCCTGCTTCGCCTCGGCGCTTCCGCTCTTTGCGCCGCTGGCATCGATATTGACGCCGATCGATAGACGGTACGCCATCACGCCACCTCGTTTAAGACGGGAAGCGCTGCGGCCTCCATAAAGCGAAGATCATCGAAAATCCGAGATGGAATGCGGGGTGACGACCGGCGCCGCGATCTCGACGAACGCCGGGACGCGAGGATCTCCCTGCAGGCAGAATAGTCGAGACCAAGCCATACGAGACCACCCATGCCGGCAACCGCCCGCCATTGTGTCTGGCATTCCAGATATGCGCAGAAGCTCTCCCAGGCGTTTGGCATGATCGCGAGCAAGGCCTCATCATCTTCGGAAAGCGGAACCTGTACTCCCAGCTCCCGGAACTGCCGCTGCATGTCCTCATCGACAGGGAGCGGCTTGGTGTGATCGGCGCGGCCGGTGCGGAGCCTTGCCCAGCGCTCGGCCGCTTCCCTTAGTTTCCCAGTCGGGCCTTGTCCTGGCTGATGGCTTCCTCGTAGGCGCGGATGAAAGCGACCTTGACGCGCTCATGAGCGTAAGCCGCACGGAAGGTCACATCAGTGAACTTGATCGGCTTACCGTCCTCGTCGACGATGTCGTTCCAGCCCCGCACGACGGCGCGCAGCGCCTTCTCGTCGTGGGCGGCAAGTTCGGCCTGAATGTCTTTCAGCTCATCCAGCTCGGTTTCCGGCTTCATCCTCGCGAGGATCGCGCGCCGTTCTTCGGCGGATCTCTTGGCATCATCGGGATCCATGATGGCAAAGATCACCTGGAATTCGTGCTCGATCAGCTTGCCCGCGTGCTTTGGGTCGGGTTCGATGACCTTGACCGGCCAGGGAAAGGTCAGTTCGGAGGATAGTTTGAACATCGTTTTAAGGCTCTTTTGAAAGGCGCTTCAGGTTACTTGAAGGTCCACTTGAACTCAGCGTTTGCGGTCGGAGGGGTGAACAGAAGCGGAAGGGTGTTGTTGAGGATGCGCTGGCTCTCACCATAGGTCGGTCGGCCGATTTGGACGCCCGCTGCGTCAACCTCGAAGATGTTGCCTGCCGTCACGCCGTGGCCGATATCGAGGATGCCGACGGTGTGGGCCTGGGCGATCGCGTACCAGTTCTTCTGCGCCAGCAGGACGGCTTCGAGCACAACGCTGCCGGTCGTCTGGCGGTCGACCTGCTGAATGCTCTCGTGATTGATGAGCATGCGCGGCTCGATCTGGTTGCCGAGATCCATGGTGAAGCTCTCGACACCGGCGGTGGCGAGGCCATGCAGGGATAGCGTGGTATTGGCCTTGTTTACCGGGACCGGCTTTTTCCAGGCCGTGAGCACCGTCGTCGGCAAGCCTTCGTCACTGATTGTGCCGAGGAGACCGGTGAAGGTAAAACTGAAACGCGGGATCTGGCGGGACGCCACGTTGAGGCTGACGTTGCCGCGAGATCCGAGCAGGGCATGCTTCACGCCATCGCCATTGAACCAGAGCGTGGCTGCTTCGAATGCCGAGGAAATCGGGGAATACTGCACATCCGTCAGGGCGGTGACGACTTCCGCCAGTCCGCTTGCCCGAAGGCACGGACCAACTGCGGGCGCGGTTCCTGCTGTGCCGGAACCGGCAACCTCGACATCAAACGAGAGGCGGGCATAGTTGGCGACGTGGATCACGCCCTGATGGCCCATATAGGGGAGCACCAGGTCGCGGGAGACGTCCTCGCCTAGCAGCGGCTCCAGGTTGACATTGGTTGCCAGGATGGCGTTGGCGGCGCCGGTCGGCGCGGCATCCTCGCCGTAGGTGGTTTCGATCTTCGCGAGCAGAGCGCGGTTTCGCCAGAAGCGGGCCATTACTTTTCCTTCGCGGTGCGTCTTGCCGACGTTTCAGCGGGCAGAGGCGTTTCGGTGACGACGTCCGAAGCGGCTTCATCGGCGGGCTTCGCATGTTCGGTCCGCTCGATTAGTGTCAGCGTTCCATCGGGATTGCGGGTGTAGGAGCCGCCTTTTGCGGGCTGTTCGATCATTTCAGGTCTCCAGGTAGCGACTGGTCTGCCAGGTCTGCACGTAAGCGGTGACGCCATTCCCGATCGGGGCCGACTTGCCCGACACCAGCTCGAACAGCTCGTTTTCCGGGGCGGTCGTCCAGCCGGCGAGGGCGGCCTCGATCTCGGCTTTGTAGGTGTCGAACATCGAAACCCGCTTGCCACCTTTGGCGTCGTCGTGGCGACGAACGACAAAGGCCACGAGGATCTGCACGGCGACGAGCTGGCGGTGCTTTCCAATCCCGTATTCGCTAGGCTCCGCCAGCTCCCGATAGGGGATGACGAAGGCCGTGCCGCTCTTCGGCGCCACGCCCTGAGCCAGGGCGCTCAGCTCTTCGAGAGGCAACACGTCGGCAAGCGACGGCGCGGTAGCCTTCAGCCGGTCAATGACGTCCTGGATCATCAGAGCCACCCTTTCAGGTTCTCGGCCGTGAAAACCGGGTCAGGGCCGGACACGCTGACGCGGCCGGTTTCCGATGGCGCCGGCGCCGGATCGTCGCCGCCGATCGGCAGGTCGATCACGCCGCGCGCCAGATCCTTCAGCGCCGCAGTGGCATCCTTGTAATCGCGGACCACATAGTCCGGAGCGCCATCCCGATGCAGGTAATAGCGCGCGATCGAGACGCACCAGGTACGCAGCAGATCCGGAACGAGGGTGAGCGGAAGAGCATAACGAACGGCCACATAGCCGTTCGCTAGGTTGTCGGCATGCACCAGAGCGGCCTCGATGACGTCAGGGTTGGCCGTGCCGTCATTGTCGCGATCGGCGACCTGGAGGATTTCATCCTCGCCGGCACGCTCGATCAGATCTGCGAGGCTCGCGTAGGGCATGGCTCAGCCTCGAACCCCATTGTCCCAGTCGTCATCGCAAGCATCGACGGCTGCCAACTCGGCATGCTGATCCTTGGTTAGCCAGACCGGCTTGTGCATCTCGGTCAGATGGTTGTCGATCCGGACCGCCTTCAGGAGGATGAAGCCCCGCTTGCCTTCGGCCTCGGCGGGCGCCTCACGGAACGCAAGCTTGTTCTCCAGCGCCACGACCATCTCGAAGAGATACGGCACCATCTGGGCCGGGTCCTCGTGCAACGGGAAACCCTTCAGAGGCCCGTCGCGGCGGGAAGCGTCGTCGAGGTATTCGAAGACAGACAGTCCCAGCTTCGCCATCGTGACCATGTGTTGGGCGTCGGCGCAGCCCGCTTCATCGACCAGCGCCAGGATGACAGCGTCGGCAAGGCCTGCGGGGCTGGCCGCATTGCCAGCCCCGCCCGTGCTTACGCTCTCGGGGGTATTGGCGGAAACGGAACCGGCGTCGACGGGGAGGAGAGCGTCGGCGCCGGCCTGCTCCGAATGAACAACGGCCGTCTCGGATTGAGCCGCAGCATCGGTCGGAGCGGAGGAGGTCGAGGTTTTCTTGGTGGCCATTTATAGTTCCTTCGGATCTTGCGGAGGGGATCGCTTCCCGGTCCACTTCGTAAAATCCGATCGGCATTCGCGCCGATCGGAGGTGCGCCGAGTGCGACAGTCAGGCGACGGCGTTCTGGAAGAAGTATCCAAGCTCGTTGGCGGCAACGACCTCGGCGACACTCTCGCCGGAGCGCACACGAACCGATCCGCGCAGACCGATCTTCGGTTCGTCGATCGCGCCGGCGACGCGGGTTCCGTACTGGGCGGTCCACATGAAGGTCGGCACTTCGCCAAGGCTCGATACCATCTTTTCGCGGCGGATAAGCGAGGCATGCTTACCCCAGAGGCGATAGCGGACAGGCGCCTGGCCCGGCTTGGCGGCATTCGCCCAGCCGGAACCAACGATGATTTCCTCCAGCTCCAGCAGATCAGCGACGGCGCGGCGGTTCGCCAAGCCATCCTGGGCACCGGAGGGCGTGAGGGCTCGAAGTAGCGACGGATTGGTTCGCATGCCTGACCAGGTTGCGCGACCGAGGACCAGGACATTCCCCGGCATCACCATCTTGTCCTGGGCCGCCTGGATCGCGGCGATCGGCTTGGAATCGGCGTGCGACCATTGGGAGGCGCCGGCAAGGACTTCCTGGTTGCCGGCCGGATAGGTTGCGGAGGCAAAGGTCTTGTCGGCAACCCGCTTCTCGCGGTCCAGTTCGATGATATTGGTGAGCTGGGTGACGGCGAAAGCGCGTGGATCGTAGCCAGGAGGCGCCTGGTTGATGTCGTCGATCGGGATGATCGAATCCTGACCATAGTCATTAGTCATGCCGGGCGTTTCAGTGCCGCCGAATTCCATCGTGCCCGGCTCGGACTTGCGGCCGACCTTGGTGTCCGGAATGGTGATCATCTGGTCGAATCCAAAGACCATGTACTTGAACTGCTGCTTGCCGAGGCGGGGCTCAAGACGAGGTGCCACCTGGTCAGCGATCATTTCGGCATTCTTGAAGGAGATGGCGATGCCGGTGAGTTCCGGATCGACGGGAAACGGCTGTCCAGCCATGTAAGAAACTCCTGAGGGTTAAGGACGCGCTTATGCGCCCTGGATGCTGCCGCGCTGGATGAAGGCGCTCACGAAATCTCCGGCGACCGCGCCGGCCACGACGAAGCCTGCCAGCACGTTGTTGACCCCTGCGGCCGGGGCGGGGGCGACTGCCGCACCAGCGGCACCTGCCGTGATGTTGCCCCCGGCGGAAATGTTGCCGCCTGCGACCACCTCGGCAGGGCCGAACATGATGACGTCGACGCGGCCGCCGTCCGAAGCTCCGGACGGGAAGTCGGTGACACCGGCGATCAGATCGGTAGCGGCAGTCGCCAGGGCGACCACGCCGTCAGTGGCCGTGAACTTCACGAGGCGACGATGGCCGATGGCTCCCGACGCGACGAATGTCTTGATATGCGGGTTCATGTGCGCTCCTTCAGCGGCGGGCTTTCAGGCGAGCGAGCGCGGTGGCGTGGCCGATGTCCTCGCCCTTATCCTTCGCGGCCTGGATTTCGGTGGTGATGGCGGCGGCGACATGCTCCGGATCGGAGAAGTTCGGACCGTCACCAGTGGCGATTTCCCTCTCGCTGACCGGCTTCGGGATCTTCGAGAGCAGATCACGAAACGCCGCGCGGCCGCTCGTCTTCACTTCCTGATCGCCTTCGGAGAAGGTCAGTTCATCGTCGCCCATTTCAGAAAACAGCGCGGTCGCCGTTGCCTGCAGGCCGATCGGCAAGCGGCCGTCCTGGACGACACTAGCAACAAAGGCTGCATCTTCCGTGGCGCGGGCCTTCCGGGCGTTTTCGGAGAAGGTGGTTTCCTTCTGCTTCAGAGCGTTTTCGCGGGCATCAAGCTCCGCCTTCAGCTCTTCGAGCGTCTTGGTCATGGTGTCATCCTGGGGTGGGGTTTCGGAGTAGTTGAGCCGGCCGCTATCCTCGGCACGCGCTTCGACGCGGCTTTCAACGGCTGCCTGGGTGAGCTGCTCGACATCCCAGATCGGGACGACACGATCGGCCGTCTCCACGTCGTGCTTTTCGATCATCCAGTCACGGATGCCACGGAAGATGCGGGCGATGTTCTCGAAGGCCCATGAATTGCGCCATTCGGAGAATTCGATTTCGACGGTGGCGAGATCGTCACCCTCGGAGAACTCGACAGGCTTGAGGCCCTTGACGGCCGGCGCCTCGGCTCCGAGGAAACCGACGTGGCGAAGATGATAGGAACCGGGTGTCGGGTTGTTCGGGCTGGCCGGCTGATAGAACGCGGCGGAGACCTTTTTGAACGAGCCAGCCTTCACCAGTTCGGCAAATTCAGGATTGACCTGCTCCGGCAGGCAAACCAGGCGATCGCCACTGACAGCAAGGCTTTTTACCCAGCCATAGGCGGGGCCATCCTGCTTCGGATGACCGACGACGATCGGGGCCTGGTGAAGGGCAGGGTCGTAGCTGCTGGCGATCGCAGCGAGATCTATCTCGGCAAATGCGAGCGTGGCGCCCTGGCTGGAGGTGTGCTTTCCGGTGCGGAAGATTTCGAACGGTTTCATGCCGCCATCTAAGGCGGACATGCCGATATAGTCTGGAGACCGAAATCGGTCTCCGTGGAACGTCTAACAGGTCTGGGGAAGGTGACCGGACCATACTCGGGTAATCTACCGGGAGCAATGGAGATCGTCGTCAAATTTAAAGGGGTTTTGAAGGCCGTGGAAGCGTTTGAGGGGGCCTGCTCGTGGGTCGGGGCCTCAAAACGCTTCTGAGGGCTCCTGAGGCGTCTTTATGGTGACGGATTTTTAGCCTCCACGGCCTCCACGAAATGATCCTGAACGATGGCGAGGATCTCCTCAATGTCGGCCTGGTTGGTGCCAAGGAATTGCCGCTTCGGGATCTTCACCGATTGCACTGCAAATGTCTGCCCGCCCATGGAGAAGATCAACGCTGCCGCATTCTTCGGAACGATCGTACCGCCCTCGTTATGGATGCGGGCGTAAACCTCGTTCGAACCCCATTCGACATTGCTATCGTTGGCAAGCTGCCAGACGATCTGAGAGAGGGTGCGGGTTTCACCCTTGAGCTTGCCAGATCCCTTCTTGGTTTCGGCATAGAGCGGATTGAGATCAACCCACGGCTTGCCCTCCGGATCGGTCTCCGTCACGAAACGGCGACGGGTCGAGCTGGCACCATATTCACCGATATTCTTCAGCGCCGGCTTCAGATCGCCGGCCGCAGCGAAGAGCACCGCAAGCGCTGCATCGACGTCATCGCTCTCGAAAGTGACTGATTTGCCCGCCATCGTGGCCTCCGTTGTTTCAGAGCTGCCCCGGTGCTATATTCAGGGCGTTGGTTGATCGAGGCGCCGGAGCCCTCCGTAGATCGCCGACCTGGGCGCATCCCGGCAGGTGCGCCCTTATTTCTTGCGGTAGAGCAGTGCGCCGCGCCGAAACTTCTCCAGATAGTTTTCCGTCGTGTCGAAGCCGGTGATCGCGGTCCAGCCTTTCGACGTCCATTCGAAGCGGATAAACAGGCTTCTGCCATCGCCAAGGTCGACGCGCTTCAGATAGGCTCTCCGCAACACGACGCCACTTTTCACCTGCGCCCAGTCGGCCCAGATCTCGTCCGGTTCAATGATCGTCTTGGCAAGTAGCTTCGCATATTGCCCACGCCCGCGTTTGCCGCTCTTCAGCGAGACCACCGTGCCGTCAGCTGTGCGCTGCTCGAACAGCGCCTGGCTCACAGTGATGATCCCGCCGGAGACATCGCGAAAATAGCCATATCCCTCCGGCTTGATGTTGAACGGCTTCAGGAACGCACTGACGTAGTCCTCTGGCTTCAAGCCCTCGGCCAGCAGGTCACTCGCCCTGGCGCGGCTGGCGGCCGGCATGGGTGGGAGATCGGCGACGGCGGGCATGTCGCCAAAGGCAGGAAGCGGCTTGCGCAGCTCCACCGGCACGACGCCGTGCAGCCATTCCTGACCGACATTGTATTCCCAGCCGCGATCGATGCCGGGATAGCGGATCTCTGGTTGCCCCGTACGCGGATCGGTATCCTCGTAGGGTTTTAGATCTGGCGACGGATCGGGACCGGTTTTGCCAAGCGCCTTCAGCTGCCGTTCCGACAGTGCCTCGATATCGCAACCGCAGCCCCAGCCATTCGGCGGGTACATATAGGACCAGGCTGGATCATCGGCACGCAACACCAGGCCGTTCCAGGAGAGATGCAGCTTGCGAGGATGAAGGGCACCGGAATGGATGTATTGCCAGTAGGGCCGATACTTCAGGACGTCGGGATCGGTGAGCTGGGCATAGCGGCCGGCCATGTAGCTCGTCCGCATATTCGTCGTGTAGATGATCCGGGCGCGCCAGGCGTGACGCTCTTCTTCGCTCTTGCCATGCGAGAAGAACGTCCAGCCGGTCTTTTCGACGATGGCGTCAAAGTCCTTTCGAAACTCGTTAAAGCCGGTTCCCTCGATGCGGGCCTTCTCGATCGCCAGGCGGAAATCCGCCAGCATGTCATCGCGGGTGACGCCGGCGACGGAAAAGGCGCGGACATGCGCGGCATGTTTAAGGTCGCTGGATTCCCGGGTCGGCAGGTTGACCTTGCCCTGCAGAAACTCGATCGCTTCCTTGAACGGGATCTGATCAGCCATCGGCACTCACGCTGGCATGGCCTTCGAGACGGGCAAGCTCAATCCCCTGTTCCAGCATGCCGGCGAGATCGTCTACGCCCATCTCCGACGACAGGCGTGCCAGGCGCAATACCAGATCCTCATAGCTTTGTGCCTCTGCAAACTCCGTGCGGATCGCCTCGATCATGGCGTCGACCGATGCGGCTGCAGCGGTTTCGAGCTGGGCGGAAAGCTGCGCGACGGTTTCATTGCCCTCGCGCGTAACGGCGGCCGGATTGTCGGCGAACTCCAACCCTGCCACCACCTTCGGCTTGGGCAGCTGACCGGGCGTGCCCGGCTCAGGCGTCTCCGGCTGCTTCTCGATCCAGTCGCCGCCATAGGTCTCGTTGATGTACTCGACGTCCTTCGGCTTGTAGCCCATCCGCGTGAGCGTCTCGTCCCGCTTGACCTTCTCGTCGAGATCCTCGGCTTCGGAAAAGTCCCGCCACACATCCGGAATACCGGCGCCTGGAAAGTTTAGTTCGACGATCCAGCGAGCCAAGGTTTCCTTGATCGTGGCGCTGATCAGGTCGGCGTCGGCTTTGGCGATTGCAACGCGCACCTCGTTGTGGATCTCGCCGAGGGAGCGGGCGCCGCGCTCGCCGCTATTGGTGGAGAGCGTCTCGCCGAGGACCGCTTCGCTCATCAGTTCGTCGAGGTAGCGATTGAGTGCTTCGAACAGGTCGCCGCCGCCACCGCGCTGCGATTCAAGCAGATCCAGCGTGACGTTTTCCGGGACGACGATCGAGGTATCGTTGGCGATACGGGCGAGGGCGGCGGTTAGTTCGTCCTGGCGCTTTTTATCGTAGCCGCCGGCATAGGTCGCCGTTGTCGTTGGCGTCGCGCTCTTTTCGGCCCCGCGCAACCAGTGCGCCAGCGCCTGGCGCTTGAACCAGGCCGGCCAATAGAGAACAGAGCCGATGCCAACACCGTAGGGGTCGTCATCATCATCGTCGATCGAATGGCGATGAACGATGAACTTTCGGTCGGGCGCTGGCTCACCATCAAGAGTGTTTGCCCTGGTAAGGATCCGAAGCTCGCCATTGATCGTGAATCGGAAGCGCCGCTGTTTCTTGACCTTCACGGCAACGATGGTCCAGACGCCGTCGATGTTTCGCCACATCAGCTCACCGACGGAAAAGCCCTTCAGGACGGCACCCATCAAGCCTCTGGTGAGCTTGTCGAAGTCGAGCGCCTTCAGCTGCTTTTCGACTTCGGCGGCGGCCTTCTTGTCAATCCGGCTCTCGGACGCCGGATGCACCGCCCATTCGCGCGACACCACTTCCAGCTTCCGCTTCTGCAGGATCGCAAACGCATGGGGATCGCGGCGGATCTCGTCATAGACTTTGATGGCATGGGCACCGCCACGGGCAACCAGGATCTCGTCGGTCGGCTGCAGAAGGTTCTGGTAGTGCGGGACGTAAGGATCGCTGGCAAGGCTCGCGATCTCGGTTTCTGCTGGGTTGGCCATCACATCCTCAAGAACTCGTTGACGTCGGCCCGCGTCTCGACCTGGCCGAAGCTGCCGATGAACTCGTCGAGCGACTGATCGTTTGCGGCGCGCTCGCCAGTGGAGCCGGCGCCCACGTCGCCGCTATCCTGTTCGGAGGCAAAGATCGCAAGAGCGCCGGCGATCGCAGCGTCGCCATGGCGCTCGTAACCGTCAGCACCCATGGTCCTCGCATCATCAGGAACCTTGGCGATCCCCTTGATCATCGCAATGCCGCGATAGTCGCCGAGGACGTCATCATCCATCGGAAGCTCGAATGAACCGTCTTCAAAGGCGGCTTTAAGCTTCGGCATATTCAGGAGGTACCAGGTCGCGTTGAGCTTGATCTCACTGACCAAGGACACGCCGAACTTCTGCCGGCAGACTTCTGCCAGGAAGGCGCCATTGCCGGTGGCATCGAGCGCGGCATGGAAGAACCGCGGAAGTCGGTCACGGATATAAAAGACGATCTGCTTCTGGCTCTCGAACGGAACGTCGCGGAGCTCCAGGAGGAACGGGGTTGCGAGCGACAGATCCGATCTCACCTGGAAGGGATGGATCACTGACAAGTCGCCCGAGCGGCCGAAGTCCTGCCCAAACCCAGAACGTAGGGTCCGGTCGAGCTGATCGAGGTGCGGCTTGAGCTGCTTTTCGCAGAATTCTTCGATTTCCTGGACGCGCAGATCCTCGGGCCAGTCGACGAAACCGGGTGGTGACTTCCACCGAATGACGGGGATTTCCTTCTTCATCCGCGCGACGATCAGCGTGCGCGGGAGATAGGAGCCCGTCGATTGCGACGGGATGCATCGCAACTCTTCGTCGGCGCCGGCGCCATAGGTTTTGTAGATCTCGGCCCGCCACTTGCCCTCAGCCTCGGGCGACCATTCCTTACCCGTCTTCATGCAGACGCGCTTGTAGAGGCCATAGGTCAGCGCGTCGTCGAAGGTGACGCGCACGACTTTGCCGGGCCGCTTACCGGCGCGGATATCTTCGATCAGCTGATTAAAGGGATTGTCGACGCCGTTGTGGGTGGAGATGACAAGCACCTTGCCGCCCCAAATGAGCAAGGCCATGGCCGCCTTAAGCAGTTCCTCGGCGTCGTCATGGAAGGCAAACTCGTCAAGGATGACATAACCCTGCCGGCCGCGAAGCGAACGTGGCTTGGATGAGAGCGCGACGATCTCAAAACCGCTGGCAAAGGTTATGCGGAAAGCCTTGATGGCTTTCTCTTCACCTTTTTCGCCTTGCTCGACGAACAGGTATTCGTGGACCTCAGAACATGCTGGAGCGAAGGCTTTTGCCCACATGCCGCAAGTGTCGATAAACTCCCGCGCCATGTCGAGGTTATAGCCGAGGTAAAGAACGTCCATGCCGCCGGCGTTGCGAGCAGCACCGGCCGTCAGCACCGCATCAGCGCCGACGCCCCAGGTGGCACCGACGCGACGGCTCTTGTCCGTTGCCACCACGCTGTAGGCGCTGGTGGCTTCGAGCAATTCCTTTTGATGTTGCAGCAGCACGTCGGGGAGGGCCTGGCCGGAAAGTTCGGCCGGCAGCTCCTGGACCATCGCGCGGCGGAACTTGACCCAATCTTCTTCCAGGACAAGCGTGTTCGGATCGACGTTGACACTCATTTGCCCACTCCGAGGATCTGCGCCTTGATGTCGGAGACGGTGTCGCGGGTGAGACCCTTGGCCTTGGCCACGGTGTCGACTGCGGCGTCAACTTTGTCGGCGAATTCCTTCTCGACCTTCTGGCGCCGGGACGTGGATACGCCCTGGGCTTGGGTCGCAGCGCGAAGGGCGTTCGCGAGGTTCATCGCCTCCTTCGGCGCCATGCCGGCTTCGCCGCTATTGGTGAGCAGCTCGAAGATCAGCGTCTTGATGGACTCGGCCGCGATCAGCGTGAGGTTGTCGGAATCGCCCGCATCGAACTTTTCCGCCAAGGTCGAGGCGATCTCGCGGGTCTGGTTGAGCCGGGACGACAGCGTGGCAAGTTTGATCGAGTAACGATTGAATGCCGAAAAAGACGGGATCGTAAATTCCAGCTCGCCGCGATGCTCGCGCGCAATGCCATCCAGCATCGCCACGAAGTCCTGGTAGATCTCGGTCTGGGTTCGATCTCGCTTCTGCAGCTCCTCGGCCGCCCATGCCACGGCCGGAGCGCATGGCTCCGGCAAAAGCTCGATGCCGGTCAGTCGGCCGCGTCCCTTTTCCGCCATGTCAGGCTCCCGGCCGGGACGGACGCTTCACGCCCTCGATGGCGATATGACGGTCGAGGTGGCGACGGCCATGATCGGTGAGCGTGGCGATCTTGACGGAACCGGCTTCGACGACGGTGACCGCTTCCATGTTCTGCAGCCAGTCGAGCTGCTGGTGGATCCAGGGCCGCTCCTCGTTGATGGCGAAGGTCGCCAGAACAGGTTCCAGCATGCTGGACGAAAGCGTTTCGTTGGTCTGCTCGGCCAATGCCTTCAGGATGATGAGCCGCGCTTCCTCGCGCCGGATTTTGAGATAGTCGGTGATCATGCTGCGTTTGCCCTAGCTGCCTGTTTGGCCGTCTCGACCAAAACTTCTTCCAGTCTTTCGCCCACGGCCTGGATCGGCTTGAGGCGCTCCTCCATGGTGGCAAACTGACCCTCTTGCGATTTCTCCATTGTGTTGAGACGGCCGACGATTTCCGCCATCATCAACTCCAGGCGGTGGGTGGCATTGCGATCGGGAAGGTGTTTCAGGTCACTTTCGATCGACTGGACACGACGGTCGTGGTCAATGAGCTTGCTCTCGGCCTTCCTCAACCGCTCATCCAGCATCTTTTCCCCGGCCGAAAGCAGGGTGCGAACTGCGGCAATGAGGTTGAGGCAACCGAGAGCAAGCGCGACCAGAGCCGCAACGGTGGTCAGGTCGAACGTCATCGATGATACTTCTCTTCCTCGTGGATCTTCTGGCACTCGATGCAGCGGCGCGCGAAAGGCGCCACTGCCAGGCGGCGTCCTGGGATGGCATGACCACAATCGACGCATTCTTTGGTGCCGGGCTGCTCCAGCGCTGCGATCGCCTCGGCAATCAGGGCGTCCCGTTCCTGCTGTTCGCGCAGCGCAGCGAGATCCAGGGCGGCATTACTTCCAAACATCATCGCGGACCCCGCGCACTCTGGACTGCTGCGGCCCGCTTCTGTTCGCAAAGTTCCAGCGCGGCTCGATCGACGTCCCAATAGTCGGTCGTCTCCTGGGCGTTGATCCGCCGATCGGGAAGAGCAACAGGTGGATCGCAGGGCTTCTCGGATTCGATCGGCAGGGTTTTGTTCGAAGTCTTCAGCATGACGGTCGGCTTCTCATCGCCGCCTGTTGAGGAGACGCACCCGCTCAACATCGAGGCCGCCAACATCGCCGCCAGGTATGGCCGCATTCGCTTTCTTTCGCTCCTCTTTTGCAAGACGGGCTTCCTCGCGCGCCGCTGCCAGTTCACTATTGAGCCGCATGGCGTCATTCGCCTGGGCTGCCTGGGCCAGCGCCACCTTCAGGTTCGCGTCGGCAATTTCGAGTTTCCACTTGGCGTCGGTGACCTCGACGGCGGCCTTGACGCGATCGACGATGATTTCCCCCAGCCTGTCGACGGCTTTGAAGCCCAGCCAGGCAGCACCAAGGGAGAGGCCGGCACCGATCGCAAAGACGATCCCGATCTTGATCAGCGGCGCGGCCGCCTTCGTGAGCCACGCGCTGATCATCGGGTCTCCCCCTCCGGATCGTCGCGGGGATTGTAAGGAGGGCTCGAAGGCACCTGCGCTGCCAGATCCTGTGCCGCTCTAAAGTCGAGCGAGCCGGTGTAACGGTGGATGCCAAGCAGCGCGGCAATCAGGAGGATCATCGACGGGATGACGATCGGCGCCAGTTCGACGGCGTACTGGATACCGGAAAGCGCTCCGAGAATGAGCGTCTCGATCGTCATCCATGCGAGAGCGAAAGCCCAGCGCATCTGAGTTTTTGTGGTGCCGTAGGACGGTTTCTGGATCATCAGAAACCCACCGGCAGGCCGTGCTCGATCACCGCCAGGGCGGCGACGACAGAGGCGATGATGAGGAAGCCACGGAAGCGCATGTCAGGCCTCGTTTTCCGAGACCGGTGCACCGGCGGCGGTCAGGTAGACGCGACCGCCCCGTGGTGGTTCACCCGTATTCGGCCAGCGGATCGAGACGAGCCGCGATTTGGCGACGCGGGTGATGCTGACGGTGTTCGACTGGTTGCCGCCCAGCACATGAAAATGCGTGTCATCCTCGCCGACATACTGGCCGACATGGCCACCGCCATCGCGGCGGAACACCAGGATGGCGCCAAGCGAAGGCTCGGCAATCGAATGACCGAACGTTGCCCAGGCCAGCGCCGAAAGCGGATTGGACGGAAGCGCCTCACGAGGCAGGGTGACCGCAATGACGCTGGCCTGAAACAGGCCGCACCAGGGAATATCGTCATTGGTGTAGACGTTGGCGACCCAGCCGCCGAGGCGCTTGGCCCAACCCATGATCGTGCTGCTGGATTTCGGGCCGGCGATCTCCTTGAGGCCCATGAAACGCTGGGCCTCGCGCATCCAGACCGGCTCGGCCGGCATCACCGGAGCAGCCCCATAGTGGACGTTTCCGTTGGCGCGCACGCCAGCCTCTTTACGGAGAGCTGTAACAGTATCGGGATCGGCAGCGCCGGTGATCTTCAGGCCCTCGGCTCCCTGGAACCGCTTCAGACCCTCGATAACCTCACGGCCATGGACGCCATCCAGGCGGCCACCATAGGCACCATGCAGGCGCAGGCGCCGGATCAGCCATTCATCAAAGTCCATTAAAAATGCCCCACAAACCAAATCGTCTGGGGAGCACATTCGCTGATTGGGAGAGCTAAATCCGGAGACCGATTTCGGTCTCTCAGAACAAGGAACCTTGGTCCTCGTCCTTAAGTTTCGCCCGATGGTCGATCACGGTCGACCGGGCAATGCCGAGTGTAGCGGCAATCTCGTTTAGTGAATAACCTCGTCTGTTCATTTCCGCAATGGCCTTTGCGCGGCGCCGTTTGCTGCCGACGAGGACGGGGGGAATGGTGAGGTTTTGGCTGCCATAGTGTTCGCAAAGAGCTTCCGCAGCCGTCCGACCGACAAGTTTCACAAGCCAATGATCATCATCGACGTGGTTCGGGATATGGATCTTCTGGCAGGCCTTGTGTTCACCGATTGCGAGTGCTGCGGGAACGCCGGCGATCTCGGCGATCCGGTTGAGGAGAGGTGTGAACCACGCGCGGTCGGGGAGGTCAGACATGACTTTGCCCCGAGCGTCGCATCTGGCGGATGCGATCGCCGAAAAGGTTCATTACCACGATCCAATCCCGGTCGCTCAGATCTCGGTTAGGGGGCTCGCGGCTGATGAGGTCGGTGACCGTGGGCCAGAAATCACTGGGTCCTTGGGGGCTGATGATCTCCCACTGAGCCCGCGCAATCCTGTAGCCGTCGCTGCGCAGATGCGGCGCCACCAGGACGTCAGCGGACCAATCGACGCCAGCTTCGCGGGCCATCCATTTTTTCAGGGCCTCGATGACCTTGGCTGCATCGTCGGCGTGGTGGAGGAAGCGCTCTGCTGCGATCCCAGTTTGGCGGGTGACGAAGGCTTCAAGTGCGTCGTCGTCGCGATTGCGGACAATTCCCAGATTGTAAGCAGCGATCCAGAGTGCTTGCAGCTTCTTGGCGAATTTCCCGGAGAGTTGGCGACGCCCGTTTGGTCGACGGGTATTCGAAGCCGGGCTGAAGCCCTCGTTGCGGAAAACCGTCAGGACGTGCTGGCGCTCGGCCTCGGTCATATCCTTCGTGGAGGCCTTGCCCGTGATCTTTAGGAGTTTGGCGCGATAAAGGTCGTCGTCCAGGCCCAGCTGGTTCTTCGCGACATGAATTGCGGCGATGGATGATCTCATGATCGCTCGCTCGCAGGAAGCGCTGCGTCAGCTTTGAAATCTTTGTGGAATAGGAATTCTAGCGTTCGTACGTCACTACGCTTGGTCCGGCCAGCTTGCAGACTCAGCCTCGGCAGGCATAGCGTTGCTGATGGGGAGCCGGGAAGGCTGTAGGCATGGCGGACGAAATGCAGGAAACAGACAGCAAAAAGGACGTTCCCGAAGGACCGACGGACAATGATCGTTTCTGGCTTACCGCGGCGCTTGTAACGTTCGTCTTTGCCGTAGTGGCATTTGGCTTTGCCGCCGTGTGGACCTTCAGCGAGGAGGGGCAGGCGGCGGTTTTCCGCTCGCAGGCTTTCGCCCCCTTTGGAGTTGCACTCGGTGCGGTTGTGACTTTTTTTACAGTCGTTTGGCGAGGGATACTGACGACAAAACAGCTCGACCTTCAGGCGGCACAGTTGAAACAACAGGTAGATCAGCTGAACCAAGTGATCCGGCAGAATGATGCGAAGGAAGACGAGACCTTGGTCAAGCTCCTCCAGGATGGAGCAAAACTCATCGCTGAGGAAAAAGATGCGCAAATAATGGCGGGCGTTACGTCGCTCGATGCACTGATCTCGAACGATCAGAAGCGTCTTTATTCGGTACAGGCGATGGACATTCTGGCAGGGTTCTACGCTCAGAACTATAAACATGGAGACACCGCCCGGAATGCGCGTCGCGCCCTTATGCGCGCGGCTGACGCCTCCGTTCGGTCTACGGTCGTTGGTCGTTTTTCTGCTGCAGGGGACCGACATGAATGGCCGGCCGTACGCGGATTTGCGTTCCAAACCTACGAGGGCGGCATTATTCGAAATAATGTGTACGAAGAAATAGCAGGTGAGGCTCACAGCTTCAAAAAGGTTACTTTCCAACGCTGTGAACGGCTCGACGACGTAGGATATAGCGACTGTGAGTTCATCGGATGCTCGTTCAGAGCCATCGATCCCGATTATCTTTCCATTAACAGATTCGAAAAATGCGACTTTTCTGGCTGCGAATTCAACGACAGTTTCTTCATGACCGAGCCGAAAGAGCAGGATCTTCGCGGGGGTGGCAATTTCTACTTTTCCGACAATCCACCAATCTTCAAGTCCTACCAAGGCTGGCAAGATATCTTGATCGAAAAGCCGCCCTCTGAGCGTAAAAAGAGTACCCGCAGTTGAGTTTTGCCCGAGCGCGGCTGTCATTTTCGCCACCTCAAGCCTTGGCGAGATCAATGGTGATCGCCTGCCAATCGTCCTGCTGGCTGGCACGACGGTAGAAGCGGACATATTCCTTGGAGCCGGTAATGCGGATTGCATCACGAACGGCATCCATTGCCTTCGTCCAGCGCTCGTCCTTGATCTCCAGCTTTAGCAGCATGAAAACGTCCGACCGGTTCACCTGACCTTCTTTATCGGTGTTGAACGCTCTGGTGACGATCGACTGAATTTCCGGACGGCTGTCGGCTGACCATTCCATCAGGCATTCGTCGATCAGCGCCTTCGCGACGTGCAGTTCCGGACCAAACGCGATTTGATCCGAAACCTGCACCTGGACCTTCATCAACCCGTCGTAGGTTTGGTAGGTGCGGTTACCCTTCTTACCGCCAATCTTGGAGCCGTATTGCTCCGCCAATATTGTGTCGAGCGCCGTAAGGTCGGCCGCAGTATGACCTCGAAAGCGACCGATCTGAGCGGAAAGCTGCTCTGCGAACTCGATGCATTTGCGAACCGTCTGGTCCTCGAGCTTATGCTGTGGCTTTACGTTGTCGACAGGATCGAAGCCGCCCTTGCTGTTGATCATGAATTCCCGGCCGTTGAGGATAGCGACGCCTTTGCCCGGGTTCTGGTTCGAAACTGCAACTCCATTATCCATCTTGAATGTCCTTAGAGGCTAAATTGAAAAGGAGATTGAAGGCCGCGCTAAGCGCGGCCGGTCGGCGGGTGTGGCCTGGGTTTGGAAAACGGCACGACCTTGGGATCTTTGCGGAAGGCATCCAGGACAATGACGCTGCTGGGCGTCATCAGTCTCTGGCGATCCTCTGCTGCACGGTTTCGGTCCCAGCCGGTGAAACCGCCCGTCGCTTCGAGGTTTCTCGCGTCGGCAATGATCTCGTCCAATCGACGTACAAAGCCTTCAGCATCCTCACTGGTGAGCATGACACCGCCATGGCGGAACTGCGCAAACTCACGCCGTACGATACGAAGCTGCTCGGAGAGCTTGGGTGCCTTCGACATCATTTCTTCCTCCCGAAATCAGGGCGCACAACGTTGCCTTCGGCGGCAAGGATGGCCTCACCGGCAACGTCGAGAACGGTTTTGCCGAGGATGTCCGCCTGGATGCGGCCGGCATCGATCAGCCGATAGATCGCCAGCTCCTGTTCCACGTTTTTGGCGAGCTTCCCGAGAAGCGAGAGGCGTGTGCAAAGGCGTCGGACTTCGCCACCTGAGAGAATGAGCCCGGTCGTTTCGTGACCAACGAACTCCCGTTCGATCAGATGGAGTTCCTGGCTGAGTGCGAGGTGGGACTTCATGCCATGTCCTCGACGTCGCGGTTCTTCCAGGCGGCCTCGATGTCCTTGACCGTGACGTTGCGGTCCTCGCCGATCGCAATCATGCTGGCGAGCTTCATGGTCTTGTCGATTTGGCCGAGCGCTCCGCCCTTGTGCGCGATCCCGGTCAACAGCCTCGCGCTATCGGTATCGGTGATCCCCCATGCGCTGATGTATGCGGCGATGTCTTCAGGATAGGGCTTCTGTCGCTTCAGGTGTTTGCCGATGCGCCGCTTCAGCTGAGCATAGGAACGCCCCTTCACTTGGGCGACGAAGCGAGAATAGACCTCCTCGTTGCCGACCAATGCGACGCCGCATTGATAGATGTCGCAGAAATGCCGGAGCTGGTTGATCGCATCGTCGACCAGGTTCTGTGCCTCGTCGACGATCAAAAGTGTCCCGCCGCCGATCCGACCAAGCCTGCCGCCGATCGCGCGGGTTAGGCGCGCTGGATTGTTTTCCTGAATATCCAACTCGGCGGCCAGCTCAACGAGCATTCCGTGAACCGTCTTCGTGTGGGGGCTGATCGTTGCGAGATAGACATGCGGATGAGTGGCTCGGTAGTGGCGGCAGGTCGCCGTTTTTCCGTTTCCGGCCGCCACGGTGATGATGACCAGATCAGCCGTCATCTGAGCCCATTGGAGCGTCTGACTGATCTCAGCCGCGATCCGCGTCCTGATGAACGAAGGGGAGGTCGGGATTGCCGGCATGGCCTGGGCTTCCAGGACCGCATCCACCCAGTTTGCCATCTGCCGGTTCATGTTCTCCAGGCGGCCGGGGTAGTTGCCGGAAAACCACTGGCTGAAGGTGCCTTCCTTCATGCCGGATCTGCGGGTCACTTCCGCTTTGCTCCAGCTGTTGGCGATTGCGATTTCTGCCACCTGTTCGCGCAGCTTCCTCCAATCGTCGATGGATTCGGCATGCTTCTCGACGAAGGCGAGTTCCGGTTCCGGTTGCTCCCAACCGGAATAGGGTCTTGTGTCGACGTGTTTATTCATGCAAAGGTTCCTTCTATGGCACCCCTTGAAGGGGCTTCTGTGGGCGGGTTTTCCCGCCCTTCTTTTTTTCGGAACCGTACTCACTACATTTTCGGCTCTCGTATGCGGTCCCTACGCACTACTTCCGGGACCGATCCCCTTTCGGGAATTGGATGACCGCGCGGTCGCCTGACACCTTGGAAAGGGCGCGCGAAAAACTGTCTTCGAAGGCCCCATCATCGGTGGCCGGCTGCTGCTGGAGCGCCACATTGCCTCTGACCAGGCGGGTAACCCTCGGGCGGATCGGTTCTGCTGGCGTGGCCTGCTCGGCTTCGCCCTTGGCCAAGAGGTCGGCGAGCTGCGAAGCGGAGAGGGCGGTCTGTGCGGCCTTCTCTGCTGCTACCGCTTTCTGATAATCGCGGCGCTTGCGGGCGTGCTGACGCGCTGCTTCCTGATCGTCGAAGCCTGCGTCGGCGATGCACTCGGCCTCACAGATCAGCGAGTTCTTGAGGTCATAAACCTTGATTGCGCCGTGCAGCTTATCAGGGTCGAAGCGGATCGTGACCTTCTGGCCGGCATACTGGTTAAGCTCGCGGCTCCAGTAGCGGTTGCCGTGGTAGTGGATCTCGCCGCTGCCCTTCTGAGCGCGGATAACCTCTGAAGCGAGCAGCCACAGCGAACGTTGTGCAGCCGTCGGCCAGCGAACAATGGCACCGGCATCAATGCTCGCCTGGAACGTCTCGTCGAAGCTGCGACCCTTGCAAGTCTGTGCCTTGCGGCCGGAGCGCGCATTATGGTCGGCGATTTCGCGGGCCACATGCGCGCGAAAACCTTCCAGCGGCACCGCGCGGGTGCCGTAATTTTCAGGCTTGGCGTCGGGCTTGTTGCCGGTATAGGCCCCGGCACAGTAGGGATGCTTGGAGATGTTTTCAGCGAGATCACCCCACGCCCGCTCAATTGGCTTCGACTGGCCGGAGTAGGGGTTCGTCCAGCGCGGCTCGATACCGAGTGTGACCAGCAGGCCTTCCGGGTCCTCCTCGCGCACCTTGAAACGGTAGCGGGTGGCAGCCCCCCCTGAGATCCACTTGGAGGCAAAGGAGCGACCGTTATCGAGGTAAATGCGATCGGGAATGCCGAACTGCTCGACCATGTCGCCGATGACCAGGCGCACCGTCTCCTTGTTTTCGCTGTCGGAGAGGCGCCAGGCGAGGATCTTGCCGGAGTAGAGATCCTGGATGCCGAGCAGGAACATGCGAACCGGCGTTTGAGCCCATGGCACTGAGACGAAGACGTCGAGCTTGTGGCCGTCCATGTTGACCATCTGCATGGCTTGCAGGTGAGATCGCGTGCGACGCTGGGCTGGGTAGAGGCCCTCGGTCCGTTCCTTGCCCTTGCGAGCAAGTTTCTGCACCGCTTCCGGCACCTCGGCATCGAGCCGGCGCCGCAGCGAGCGCTCGTGCGGGATCGGCGACCAGCCGTACTTGGTTGCGGCCTTGGTCATCCGGCGATAGCAGGTGGAGAAGGCGGGTGCCTCGGCGCGGAGGTAGTCGGAGGTCAGAAACTCCCAGGCCTTCCGATGGCAGTCGGACCGAGCGCGTTCAGATTTGTAAGAAGGTGCCAACGCTGCCAGCCAATCCTGACGATCGACACCTTCAACCATGCCGCGCCACTGGTAGAGAGCTGACTTCTCAACGCCAGCCTTGCGGCAGGCCATAAGAACAGCAGCCGTGGCAGCAACGCCAGCTTGCTCGAACTCATCGGCCAATTGAAGAGCCTTCAAGCGCGCTTCACATGCGGCTTTATGATGTGCGGGGAGAGCCTCGTAACGCTGCCACAGCGTCCGCTTCTTCTCCGCCTTCCGGTTTCGATCATCGTTGGCGGGTGCTGAATGAACGATGAGAAGCCGCGTCTGCGCTGCCTTGGGCAAGAGCGAGATATGATACTCCCACACCGGCTTGGTCTTGCCCGGCACCCGCCGCGACGTTGCCTCATTGCCGCGCCATTTGGCGCGGGCAAGATTGTCGAGGCTCTTCTCCGTGCGCGGAAGCTCAGGCAGGTTGGCCGCGACTAGTTCAGCAATAGAGTAGAATTGCTTCACCGCTTACCGTCCGCGCCTTTTGATGTTGATCGGGATGGAGCGCAGCGTCTTCAGCTCCTGGGCGAGCGCACGTTGCTCCTGTTGCAGGCGTGCGATCTCGGCAAGCCGCGCTTCGTCGCCTTCAAGCATCGTGAGGCCGTCTTCGGAGACGACCAGATCCCAAAGCCACAGAGCGTCGGTGGCGCGGACGAAAGCCTTGAAGCGCACCAGACTGATGTCGTGACTGGTCTTGCTTTCTGCGGTGTAGGCATCGAGCGTGGTCTTCGAGAGGTTCGGGAGCCCGAGATACTGCGCCATGCGCGCCGCGATAACTTCGCGGCTATAGGGGCATTCGCGCACGGCTTGGGACATGGCGCGTTTCAGCTTGCCGCGAAACCGTTCGATGTCGATCGTTGTAGTGCGCTGGCGAACCGGAAAAAGCGGCTCCAGGAAGAAGTCGAGCTGGGCAGGGTGCTTACTCATCGCCAGCCTCGCCACGAATGTCAGCCATCAGTTGATCGGCACCGTCGCCGAGCCCGATGTGCTCCAGGAACTGGTTCCGTGTTTCCTCGCTGGCATCTTCCCAGGCGGTGACAAGCCGGGAGAGGAGAGTTGCCTGCCCGACCTGCGCCTTCGACAGCTGCGGCGGAGGCTCGACGAGCGCGAGAGCCTTCTTCAGATCCGGCTCGGCGCGGAAGGCGATCGCGGCCTGGCGTTGCTTCTGCGGCTCCATCTTTGCGATCTTGAGGAGGGCTGACTGGTTGTCCGCCACCGCTGTCCCGCGGATCGCCGTGCGGACCTCAGGATGCAAATTCTGCGCAATCTTGTTCAGACGGAAATAGGCCCGGCGCGACAGGCCCATACGGTCGGCAACATGCATGGAGAAGCTGCCAGTCTCGGCCTCTTCTTCCATTAATAGTGCCAAGTTGGCACTATTTCCGGGCCGGCCGGGTTCTACCTTGCCATGCTTCTTTTCCCAAATGTCGCGATACGATTGGACAAACACGGCTCGGTCGAGCACCGAGAGTTCGTTGCGAAACAGGTTCTCGGTGATCTCGATGAGCTGCGCTTCCGCCTTGTCGCCCTCGACGATCATCGCGTCGATCTCAGTTTCCTCGTTGATCTGCTCGGCGCGAATGCGATGGGCGCCGGCGACAAGGGTATATTTGCCGCCCTTGGCAGCAGGTGTGCTGCGGACGGTGATCGGGTTGATGAGGCCGTGCTCGACGATGCTCTGAGCGATCGCCAGGGCATGCTCTTCTTCGACAGCGCGCAGGCGCTCCGGGATGACAACATCTGAAATGAGGATGCGCTTGAATTCGGCCATTACGCGACTGCTTCTTCTGCGGTGGTTTGGAAGGCGACGAGGGCGCGGGCACGTTGAGCCATCATCTTGTAGTGGGCTGCAAACCGAAGGCTCTCCAGGCGGGCATCAACGGTGCGCAGCGCGCGGTTGATGGCCTCTCGCGAACGGTCCTCGGTCTCGACGACGCGGCGCTTCGGCCATTTCATCTCAGTGATCATCAGGTGCATGACGACCTGGCGGGCGAGCGCTGCATCGAACCACTCGTGTGGAGGGTCGACGATTTCGCTGACCGAAAGGTGGGGAAAGCCTTCACGCACCGCGGCAAAGCAGGCGTGCAGGTGGACCTCATACAAGGCGTTCTGATCAAAGGTGTTGATCATCGCAGCACCTGCATGATGAGCGACGCTGTGGCGGCAACGGCACCGGCGAGGGAGACGCCGAAAATCATCGCCCAATCTGCTAGGCGGCAGATGCGGGAACGGGAAGGAATGAAGGGGTTGCGCATGTCTAAGCCGCCGCGTGGTTTTGGCGTTGAGCCATGGTAGCGGGGCGTTCATAGTTCTCGCGGGGTTGAGGAGATTTCCGCAAACCGGAGCCGTGGTAACGCGAGCGCCACAGTAGATGTGGCTTTGTACCGAGAGCTGCAGCGATCGCCCTTTCCCCAGCCGCGTTTGGCTCCCGGAGCGTTGTTCCGGCGGTCCCACGCGGCAGCTGATAAATGCGATCGACATCAAGAAGGGTAAAACCGGCGACGAGCAGCTTGCTCTTGACGGTTGCCATTTCAGCAATCTTGTCGATTGGCTTACGGGTCTTCTTGTCCGCCTGCTGGGGCCGGTGCATAGTGGATCCTCGTGTGATGAGGGAGGCCCTGGCCGGTCTCCCTTTTCATTGGTGATTTGGTCCGTATTTATGGAGAGGATAGCGATTTTCTGCCGTGATACAAGCAGAAATCTGCATGTATCTAGCGATAAATTGCTTACTGCATGGTTGAACTTGGCGCACGTATCCGCGAAGCCGCTGGTTTCATTGGCGGTTTGGATAAGCTAGAAGCTGCACTGTCAGGCGTGAGCAGGCGCACGCTCTCCGACTATGTAGCTGGAAAAAGCGAACCTAAAGCATCAACGTTGGTCGAAATATCATCGGCAACCGGCGTTTCGGTAGCATGGCTTGTTGGTGAGGCGGAGCGCAGTGGCAGAAATCTGCCAACGCTTCGAGAAGACGTTGTTCAGCTTCCTCGGTTCGATGCGAAAGCTTCAGCTGGACGCGGCTTGGTCCCGGTGAACGAGATGCCGATCGGCGAAGTGGCTTTTGCGCGCGACTTCCTGCGCAACCTCGGAGCCAACCCGGACTATTGCTACATCATCGAGGCGAGAGGCGACTCAATGTGGCCAACCATTCCGGATGGTGCGCTTCTCATTGCGGATGCTTCCAAAACCGAAGTCGACGACGGTAGGATCTACCACTTCAACGTTATGGATCGGGCTCTGGTAAAGCGCGCCAGGTGGTCGATGGACGGCAAGCTTTTCCTCACGTCTGACAACATGGCAGCAGGTTACCCTCCGGAGGAGTTTACGGCTGATCGCATTGATGAACTGCGTGTCAGCGGGCGTATCATATTTACTGGGCATGCACCCATGCCCCTCAGGGGAAGCGGGAGCTAGCGTCTCAAAAACCAACAACTGCCAGTTATCCACAGGCCGTCCACAGCAGGAAGAACATCTACAGTCCATTGGGCACGGATGCTTCAGGTATGTGATCCGAAGCCGAGCTGGTTTTGAGAATGAGCTCATTGACTCGCCGGGGAATTAGAACAAAATAGGAACATTGATTTAGACCATAGGAGCTAAGCCTTGTGCCTTTCCGAAAAGTTCATCGTACTCCCTTACAAGAAGGTTCGCGGCAATCTCACGCCAGGCGAGGTGCGTCAGGCGTCCAATCCGGCTGCTGCAGAACGGATTGCAGAAGCCATGGCTGATCGCTTCGTAGGCGTGGCCGCGTATTCAGTGATGGTGGACATGGAAAGCGGGGACATGACCTCGCCACGCGAACTCTGCAGGTTCGGTGAAGTGGGCGATTTGGCTGCTTAGGCGCTATGAATGATATTGATCGTCTGCGCGGAGCCCTAAGAGATCTTCTCCGGGAGCTTCATGCAGGCCCGGAGAAGCTAGTAGATCTTAATCAGATTGGCGTGCCGCTTGTGGGGCAGGGTTTCACGCAGCACCAGATTGTAGACCTTTTGCTCTCGCTGGAGCGCCAAGGTGTCATTGGACGAATCGAAAACAATAAGTTGCGGCTGATGAAGGCGTTCGACCAATCTGTGTCCTCTTCTCAGCGTCAGCAGCAGTTGAATGGCGACGGTGATAATTGATCGTGCGGCGGATTCATCGGTGCGCTGACCGGTTCGATGAGGCCACATCGGTTGATCTGAGAAGTAGGACAGTGCTAGCTATCATTCACCAATACGCATTAGATTGGGGGGGTGTAGCATGCATTGTTTCTTGTCCCATAGTAGCAAAGATAAGCATCACTATGTGTCTATCTTGGCTGAGAAGTTCGGTGACCGGGCTATCTATGACTCGTACACTTTTGAAGCCGGAATGCAGACGATCGAGGAAATTTTCAAAAATCTTAAACGGACGGATTTATTTGTACTTTTGATCTCGGACAGCGCTCTTGAATCGCCGTGGGTACAGACCGAAATCTTAAATAGTAAACTTCTTATGGACGCGGGACAGATTAAGCAGTTCCTTCCAATCATCATCGATCCGGTCATCACCTATAGAGACACGCGTATTCCTAACTGGATACGCGACAACTATAATCTCCGTGTAATACCGAGACCGAATGCGGCCTACAGAGTCATAAATGCCGCGTTTAGTAGGCTTTCGGTCGACAGTAACCCTAAGTCTCTGCGTTCTCGGCGGCTGTTTGTCGGCCGGAATGATCAGCTTAAGGATCTAGAAGCGCGTCTGGATGATTATGAAAAGCCACTTCCCTGCGCGATCGTGGCGTCTGGTCTTCGAGAAATTGGACGCAAGAAGTTTCTGCTACATGCTCTGCGTAAGTCCAATCGAATTGATGAGCATCACTCGCCAATAGTCATTCCAGTTCAAGCCGAGGATGGTATTGACGGCTTTCTTAGTAAGCTCCTAGATCTGGGGTTCTCCGCTCGGTACGATGCCTCTCTTGATCTCAATTCGATCCCTCTCGATGCCAAGGTCGATATATTAGTCGATTTGTTTATTGAGCTTGGCAAACAAAACGAAATACTCGTTGTCGATGATTGGCGATGCATAGTCCATTTCGGTGGAGATTATGCCGACTGGTTCGTCGAAGTTTGCGACCGCCTTCCTTCGAACCGGATCTACATCTGCGTCGCCTCTGCCTCCAGCCCAAACGTGCGTCTCTACCGAAAGAACGACCATATCTACCACCTCAAGGTTCCTGAGCTGGATGCCAATGAGCGTCTTGGTCTCCTTGTTCGGTATCTGAGGGATGTCGAAGGGGTTGGAGATGTAGACACTACTCAGCTTCACGTGTTCAAGAACATTCTAAACGGATATCCGGAACAGGCCATATATGCAGGAGAGCTCATCCGCGATGGGGGCATCAACGAGGCTGTCCAGCGTTCGGATGAAATTGTTGACTACGCTCGATTGAAGGCCAGTGTTTATGTCGAACGCTACCGAGATGATGATCTCAAGTTCGACCTGTTAACGTTGTTGAGCTGGTTTGAATTCATCTCGTTAGATTTTATCTCCAAGCTTGCAGAGGATATGGAGCTCGAACTGCTGCCAACCATCAACGAGTTCATTGAGGTCGGTATGTGTCAAGTAATCGGCTCCCTTGGAGAGTACGTGCGCCTGAACGACGTAATTCGCGACTACGTCGCTCGTGGCAGCATCAGAATCCCCGAAAGGTTTGGAAAATCGATCGCATCAATATCGAAGGGCATGCTGACATCTGAGGATGCCGCCGACGACTTCGATTACTCGGAGAAAGCTGCTGCAATAAGAGTGGCCTTACTTGAGGGACGGGACGTACCGGAGAATATGCTCATACCCGCCCATTTTCTCAACGCCATCGCTCAGAACTACAAGAATAAGCGTTACAAAAATGTAATAGAACTTGCGGAGCGGATACTGCCGAATGAAAATTATGAGGATTACATCCGGTCACAGATCAGACACTTCTACTGCATGTCTCTCGCGCGAAGGCGTGATAGCCGGTTTATGTCCGAGGTTCAAAAGATACACGGTAAGGAACATGATTACGTTCTTGGATTCTATTATCGGAAGTCGGCTAGATATCCAGAGGCTCTGGAACGCTTCACCTCTGCAATGCAAGAAAAACGCTGGGAGGAGAACTCGAAACGAGAACTTGTCCTGATCTACAATATCACCGAAGATTATGATAAAGCATTTAGCCTTGCCAAAGAGAGCTTTTACGCATTCCCGTCAAACCCTATTAACGTCCTTGCTTACTTCGAGGTTCTTCTTAATCAGTACAAAAACTCGACCGGCGACGAGTCATACTTAATATCCGAAATGAATATTGCCTTAGGAGCTATCAAACGGATCGCGAGCGAGAAAGGCCAAGAGGTCGAGGCATGTATGAAGGGCCGCTACGAATTCTACATCAGGAACAATGAACCTGGAGCTCTCGCTATCATCAATGACGCGGTCCAACAGTTTGCCCGATCACCTTACCCATTGCTCATTAAGATGGAACTCGGAGTATCCATGCGTTCTTCCGATGTCATCGATGAAGCGATAACGGTATTCGATTCCAAAGGATTCGACGATAAGCACGGGGCTACGGAGCGAAAGAAGGCTGAGCTTTTCAGGATGGCTTTGGGCGGTGAATCTGCAAGAGCTATCGAGCTTGCAGACAGGGAGCTAAAGCAAATTAATGCTGGTGCCCGAGAACGCTTCAAGCAACGTCTTGCGCTACTTTAACTGCAGGTGGTCCCGACAGAGCTTGGGAGACAGACTGCGGCCCGTGGCTAGCAATTTTTGCGCATGGACGTTGCGGAATACCACAGCCTGATCGCGTACGATTAAATTGAACACATGGAAATCTCAGCCTGCTCTGCAATGGTTGTTCGCCTTATTTTTGCGTGCCTAAGGGCGCTTTCGGCATTCCCACCGGCAAGTGGGAATTTCATTTAGAATTGTCTGCGTTTCAGGGAGTCGAACCTACGGCATCCCGCTGCTCAGTGCTGAGCGGCAGCCTTTGTTAAATCAATGACTTGAAGGGTCTGGATGCGGTCAGGGCCGCGATTTGAACGCCGTTTGAACAATTAGCCGCTTTAGCGCATCTGCGGATGCCATGCGGCCAAAGTAGAGGCCGCCAGTAGGGCGGAGCGTGTGCGGCGCTCGCTGGACCGTCGGGGCTGATATCGCGGTAAATCAGCAGCTTACCGCGCAATCCCACCTATTCCCGGAGATTCCCATGTTTTCCGGATCATGGAGACAAACAACATCCGGAACTTTGAGACTCAATCCGGGATTTCGGCGATCCAAGGCACTGCCGGATGGATGCGTATCCGTTATCCTGCGTTGTTTATCGGCCGAGACGATGGTCTGCTGGCAACGTAAAATAGCAGGGG